TCCCTGCAGCTGTAGCTGTAGTAGCCATGTTACCTTTAGGATTATCTTTATTTATTGCTGTATAATTCTTTTTCCATCCTTTAAATGGTAAAGGTTTATTAGCAATGTTAATTATAAACGTCTCTTTAGGATCTAAATCCCTAATAGATGTTGACTTACCTGACCCGGAGTCAGCTATAACTAATACAGAATGTGCCATTTTATTTACTTAATTTTTGGTTTATACTTAATAACGCTCTTTCAATGCCTTTTAAAACATCTACTATATCTCTTTCATCTGGATTAACTATGTTAACTGTTTCCTTTACTTTAGATCTATCAGTAATATCATTTATTACTTTTAGTTCTGCTACAGGAACAATATGTCTTTCAAATCCAGAACTACTTGTTACTTTCTCATACTCTTCAGCCCAATGAGGATTATGTTTTAATAAATATAATGTTCTCTTTGAATCTTCTGAATCATATTGAATACTAACAAATTCTGTAAAGATGTCTTTACCTTTCTGTAATTCACTTGGAAAGAAAGATACATGTAACTCATCTTTACCTGATGGTCTATATGCCATCTTTGGAATATATAATGCATTTACATTACCTTCTTTCTGAAAGTAATCCTCATGCTCTTTTCTTAATTCTAATACTTTTGCTTTACGCTCTTGTGGTGTCATATATTATCTTCTTTGTTCTTGTTGAGCTGGTGTATCCATCTCGTGTATTTCCATTCTTTCAAATGCTGCTTTGAAGAAACTCATACGTGTATCACCATTCCTTGCTTTTAGGAAATGTAATACAAGAGTTCTATCATCTTCTATTATAAATCTATCAGGACCATAGTACCTAATCTTTTGTTTTGCAGGACGGTTGATACCAATCAAAGTATCAGCATGTTGTAACATAGCATCTGAACCAAATATATCTGATTCTAATACATAGTTACCATACTTACCATTTACTGCTCTATCCGGATTATCTATGTTCCTATTTAGTTGTGATAGACATATAAACAAACAAGGGTAGTCTCTTTTACACTGTGTAAAAAACTCACCTAATTCAAATAACATATCTAATCTGTTATTCTGATAAGGTGCACGCTTTACTAGTATACTATGATCCAACGTAATAATAGTTTTCTTACCTTTATGTTGGGTCATATACATATCAACTTGATCTCTCATTTGATTTACAGTCATTGGTGTAGTAATTTGATCTACAGGACTTTTAATTCTGTTCTTAGAATAAGCATGACATTTGTCAAATGTTTCTTTATCTAATTTACTACCTGCACTACATAGTTCTTTATAAGTTTTACCTGTAATAGATGAAAACTCTCTTAATGCTGTAGTTCTACCAACCATTTCAAAACTAAATTCTAATACTCTAAAGTCTTCAGCTGGATTAAGAATGAAAGCTTCTCTTACTATCTGGTCTTTGATCAAAGTTTTACCTGATCCAGGCCGTCCCCCAATGACTGTAAGAGTGTTCCATTCTAATCCATCTGTAACTGCATCATTAAACTTAGGCCATGGTGTTTGTATAGATTTCTCTGTACCATTTCGCCTAGCAAGCATATATTTTAAAGCTTCATTAAATGCATGGTATTGACCATCCCACTCTTGTTTAATTTGACTCATACTACTTTCTCTTTAAATGGTTGATCATCTTCTACCTGTACACCATCACGAACCATATCACAATAGTCTGCTAATTCTGAATGCTTTACTTTATGTTTATCTGATTTACAAATAAAATATTGACTTGTTTTCATATACATATATTCTTTTTCTCTATATTCATTAACATACATAACAGTTGCATGTGCAACTTCATCCCATGTATAATCATAAGTATCAAAGAACCATCTAAATGCATTTTCTAAAGTTTTTACATTTTGTCTACCCGGCTTACCACTTGGTAATTTACCTGCAGGAAACGCTTCTCTATATACTTTAAGCATCTCTGCATAACCTTTACCAAGTAACTGTGTTGTAGTTCTTTTCTTTGCTACTCTAAAATACTGATCATACTTAACACAAAGACTTTTACCTTTTGCTGTTAAGTAATACTTTGCTCCTTCTTTAAATGCTAATAAACCCAACTTAATTAATGCTCCCACATCATCTTGTTTAGTTTTTATAGGAAAAGAAATTTTATTCTTAATCCCGTACAAGAGAAGTAATTGGTTGGGTGTAAGCTTGTCCTTTAATATCTTCTGGAATAGTTCTAACATAATTTCTAATATTTTCTTTTAATTTATTA